AATATTATGGAAATGGAAGCCAAACAAATGTCTCCAGATCATAATGAGTCAATGAAGCAAAAATGAAAGTAAAAGCCCCCGAAGGCTATCATTGGATGAAAAGCGGTAAAAGCTTTAAGCTAATGAAAGATCCTAAAGACGGTTACAAAGCTCACAAAGGAGCTTCTAAAGCCGTAGACTTTCCAATCCAAAAGGTTCATAAAAAATAATGGCAACTAATTACTTACAGCTAACAAATGAACTTTTGCGAGAAATGAATGAAGTCCCTCTGACTACTAGTAATTTTTCTTCTGCAATTGGTGTGCAGGCTCATGCAAAAGATTGTATTAACAGGGCATATCTTGATATTGTTCTTGAAGAACCGCAGTGGCCTTTTTTGTCTGTAGGTGATAGTGGAACAACTGATCCTATGTATGGTAACACATATATAGAAACTGTTGCAAATACTCGTTGGTACGAGTTAAAGCCAGCAAGTGATTCTATTTTAAATGACTATGGATCTGTTGATTGGGATAATTTTTATTTGACAACGGTTGGTGTATCGGGTGAATCAGCCCCTTACACAGCAAAAAACTTAAGATTTACAACCATTGAAGAATGGAAAGATTTTTATCGAACCAAAGAAAATGCCGATGATGCAGAAGACGCAAACGGTGGTGAGCCTAAGCGCGTTATTCGTAGTCCCGATGGGCGTATGTTAGGCCTAAGCCCAATACCCGATAAAGTATATCGCGTTTGGTTTTATGCGTACAATCAGCCTACACAACTGTCAGTTTATTCAGATGAAATTGTTTTTCCTGATGTGTACAAGCCTGTTCTTTTAGCAAGAGCTAGATATTTTGTACATCAATTTAAAGAAGCTGTTCAGCCTGCAGCCCTAGCTAACGAAGAATATCGTCGTGGCTTACGACTAATGAAAACAAACTTAATGGTTCCTGAACCTTTCTACATTAAAGATGATCGTGTGAGGTTTGTTTAATGTCTCAGGCTTTTGGTTTTTCTTGTCGTGGTGGATTAAATACAAACCTAAACTCTCTTGAGCTTTTAGGCCAGCCGGGATTTGCAACAACGCTAACAAACTTTGAAGTAGACCCAGATGGCGGCTATCGTCGTATTAGCGGTTTTACAGAGTTTGGCGGCGCTTCAGCTACTCGACCTAATACGACTAATCGTATTTTAGGAACTTTTCCATACGCTGATGGTGTCATAGTTTGTTCAGGTACTGATATATTTTTTAGCAATGATGGCATTACATGGCTACAAATAAATCGTAGTTCTGTAGCAGGCGGTGGTGATAACTATACAGCCTTTACAGGACGTTCTGCACTAACACGAACAAACCAAGGCCAATGCCAGTTTGCAGTGTTTGAAGGCGCTAACTTTGATTATGGCGAAATATTTATTGCAGATGGCGCAAATAAAATTTATTCTTTTCGCATGGAAGGTACAGGAGCTTTAAACACTCGTACTTTTTTTGCTTATGAAATTACAGTTGATGGTTCAAACGGTGTAAAATATATTACAGTTCACGACCATCATTTATGTGTGGCAGGTGTTGGGGATAATTTAAATACTGTATATTTTAGTGTATATAACGATCCAGATAACTTTACAGGTGCTGGAGCAGGTTCAATAACTATATCAGATCAAATACAAGGCTTAAAGGGTTTTCGTACTGATCTTATTGTTTTTGCAAAAAATAGCATACATAAACTTGTAGAAATAAATACGCCTGCAAATACTCGTATTGATCCTATTGCAGAAAACGTAGGCTGTCTTAGTGCATATAGCATTCAAGAAATTGGAGGTGATCTAGTATTTCTAGCGCCTGACGGTATCCGAACCGTTGCAGGTACAGCACGAATTGGCGATACAGAGTTAAGTTCTATTTCAAGACAAATACAAAATATTATATCGTCAATTGCAACAAACATTTCATCGTATGTGATTGATAGTGCAGTTTTAAGATCTAAGTCACAGTATAGGCTTTTTTATTCTGAAGCAACGGACTCACCGGGAGCAGGCAAAGGTGTAATAGGAACTTTTACTGGTCAATCCTTTGAATGGTCTGAAGTAGAAGGTATTCAAGCTTTTGGTTTGAGTTCAACAATTGACTATACCGGAATTGAAAAAATCTATCATGGCGATAAAGATGGTTATGTTTATAACCATGATACGGGTACAAGTTTTGTATACGATGGAACAGAACAAAATATATTAGCTACTTATGAAACTACTGATTTAGACTGTGGCGATATCGGTACAAGAAAAACTTTTAAATATGTACGAACTTCTTTTTCGCCCGAAGGCGAAGTATCACCAACATTAAGAATTAGATATGATTATAAATCTACTGAAATTGTTCAGCCAAGTGATTATCCAATTACAGGCATTCCAATTCCAGCTATTTTTGGAACATCTATATTTGGAGCAGCCACATTCGGTGGAACAAACGATCCAATGATTCGTCAAACAGTTGAAGGCAGTGCAAACACAATTAGCTTAAGACTTAGAACAAATGATAAAAATAGTTCTTTTGCTGTCAATGGTTTTTACATCGACTATATGCCATCAGGTAGGAGATAATAATGGCTCAAAATTATACACGACAAAGTACGTTTAGTGATGGCGATACAATTACTGCAGCGTTATTTAATGACGAATATAACCAATTAGAAAACGCTTTTAATTATTCTAGTAGTAGTTCAACCTCTACTGGACACCAACACGATGGAACAGCCGGTCATGGCGGTAATATCCCCCAAATTGGTGATTTAGACTTTTTAAATAAAATTGTTGTAGATAGCACTAACAATCGTTGGGGATTTTTTGTAGAAGTTTCTAGTGCTGCTGTAGAGCAGATTCGTATTCAAGATGGCGCTATTGTTCCTGTAACTGATAACGATATTGATCTTGGTACTAGCTCACTAGAGTTTAAAGATCTTTATTTAGACGGTACAGCAACTATTGATACATTGACGGTTGATGAGGCTGCTACGGTTGGAACCACATTAGGCGTAACAGGGGCAACTACATTAAGCTCTACGCTGGCTGTAACAGGCACTTCTACACTGACAGGAAATGTTACGGCAACGAATGACTTGAGTATTGGTGGTAATTTAACTGTTACTGGTGATGCAACAATTTCTGGTAATCTTACTTTTGGAAGTGCTGATACAGACAGCATTACAATCACAGCAGATATTGCTTCAAATCTTATTCCAGATGCAGACGATACTTATGATATTGGAAGTTCTTCAAAAGAGTGGCGCGATCTTTATATTGATGGTACAGCATATATAGATGCTATTAATTTTAATGGTACAGCTATTACTGCAACTGCTGCAGAACTAAACATCCTTGATGGTGTTACAAGCACTGCAACAGAATTAAATATTGTAGATGGCGATACAACTGCTACAGCTACTACGCTTGCAGACGCTGACCGCGTTGTAGTCAACGATGCAGGCACAATGGTTCAAGTAGCTTTAACAGACTTTGAAACTTATTTTGAGTCTGCGTTAGATACGCTTCCAAACGTAACGACTGTTGGAGCCTTAAATGCTGGCTCTATTACTTCAGGGTTTGGGGCTATTGATAATGGATCATCAGCCATTACAACCACAGGCACTGTAACTTACGGAAGCCTATCAGACGGTACAATAACCATTACGGCCTTTGTAGATGAAGATGATATGTCTTCTGACAGCGCAACGCTTGTGCCTACACAGCAGTCTGTAAAGGCTTATGTAGACTCTCAAGTAACTGCACAAGACTTAGACTTTCAGGGTGACTCTGGTGGTGCATTAAGCATTGACTTAGACTCTGAAACTCTAACGATTGCTGGTGGCACAGGTATTGATACAACTGGCGCGACAAACACGCTGACGGTTGCAATTGATTCAACTGTGACTACTCTTACGGGTACGCAGACGCTTACAAATAAAACACTTACCGCCCCTGTTATTTCTACTATCAGTAATACAGGTACTTTGACACTGCCAACGTCTACTGACACTTTGGTAGGTAGGGCCACAACTGATACATTAACAAACAAGACATTAACATCTGCGGTACTAAATACTAGCGTTTCTGGAACAGCGGTACTTGATGACGATACGTTTGCTACTGCAAGCGCAACAACCTTAGCAACTTCAGAATCAATTAAGGCGTATGTAGATGCTCAAGTAACAGCCTCTGATCTTGATTTTCAAGCAGATACCGGCGGTGCTTTAAGCATTGATCTTGATTCTGAAACTATGACCTTTACTGGTGGTACTGGTATTGATACCTCCGGTTCTGGAAATGATGTTACTTTTGCTATTGATTCTACAGTAACTACACTTACTGGTACTCAAACACTAACAAACAAAACCTTAACGTCTGCGGTGTTGAACACTGGTGTTTCTGGTACAGCGGTACTTGATGAAGATGATATGGCTTCTGATTCTGCAACTCAACTTATCACTCAACAAAGCGCAAAAGCTTACATTGATGCTACAGCAACTGCGCTTGCAATTGCACTGGGGTAAATTATGGCAAACACTTTTAAAAATGCTTCACTTGCTGATGTAAGCAGCGGCTCATACGATACACTTTATACAACACCCTCAAGCACTACAACGGTTGTTCTTGGTGTAGCTTTAGCAAATAAAAATTCAAGTGCTATTACTGCTAAGGTACAGTTTACTGATTCTTCAGGTTCTGTAACGCGACAGCTACTAGAAGATGTAACAATTCCCGGTAATACAACGCTAGAGGTTTTATCAGGTCAAAAATATATTTTAGAGGCCGCAGATATTTTAAAAGTTCAATCGGGAACAGCCACTTCTTTAGATGTTGTTGCAGGCCTCATGGAGATTAGTTAATGGCTATTACTAAACTAAACAGTCTTGCGATTCCTCCAAATACTATTGTGGAATCGGATCTGTCGTATCCGTTGACTAACTTTAGCTCTACGGGTATTGATGACAATGCGACTAGCACAGCAATTACGATTGATGCGTCAGAGAATGTTGGTATTGGCACTACCTCGCCCACGACTGCGCTTACCGTATCAACAGATGGAACAGAGCAGATTACAATTAATCGGGCAGATGCAAGCATTAACGCAGGCAACACTGTTGGTACTATTTTATTTACTGGAGATGACCCGTCTGCAAACCAAATTGGCGCAAGGATACAAGTTTTAGCGTCAGAAAATTGGGCAACCAATGCCTATGGTTCGCATATTACTTTTTCCAACGATAGCAGCGGTACACTTACAGAGCGTATGCGTATCGACAGTAGCGGCAACGTAGATTTATACCAAGGTAACAATCTTACGTGGAGATTTGCGGCTGGTAGCACTATTCGCGGAAGCATGAGCATTGATAGTGCAGACAATATCACGTTTAGCAATGGCTCTAGCAACACAGAACGTATGCGTATCGACTCCAGTGGCAGATTACTGCTTAACACAACGGACGCAACGACAGGCGGCCTAAACCCTACAGTTAATTTCAAGCAACTTTCTAACGCCAGCTACCACAGAGGCATGATTATAGAGTCCGCGGATTCTGATGCTTTTATTGGTATTGGTTACAGCGGCTCAGAATTTCAAATTGGCGCTTCATATAGAGCCAGTGCTGGCTATAAGCCCATCACGGTCGTTGCTGGTGGATACGAGCGTATGCGTATCGACACCAGCGGCAACGTTGGTATTGGCACTACGAGTCCTAGCGGTAAATTACATGTAGTTGGCGGCCCAGCGTATCTTTATGTATCTGACAGCAGAGGTAGCCAAGGCGCTCATTACATTGCATCAAATGGCACTTCTGGACAAAATATGTTTATTTCCGCAAATGTTGGAGGCATTAGCGGCGGCGACATGGTGTTCCTTAATGGTGGCACTGAACGTATGCGTATGGACGACAACGGCAACTTGCTGATTGGTAAGACTGCACAAACAACTAACTACCAATTAGAAGTAGACAGCACGGGAGGCGCGGCGGTTTTTTACAGGAAAGCTACTGGAACTGGCGCTGTAATGTCTATTTACAGTAATAACTACGGCACAGAATCAATAGCCGCGTATTTTAGAAGTAATGGAGGATTAAGTAATTATTCCTCTAACGACACTAACTTATCAGACCAGAGAGCTAAAAAAGACATTGTTGACTCTGGTAATTACCTTGAAAAACTTTGCAACATTCCTGTCAGAAACTTTAGGTACAACGAAGATGCTGAGAATGGAAAGCATCACTTAGGTGTTATTGCACAAGAGGTTGAAGCTGTTGCGCCAGAGTTTGTAAACAAAGCATCTTGGGAACACAAAGACGGGCCAATGGATACGGTATACAACACTGATCTTATGTTTGCCATGATGAAGTCTATCCAAGAACTCTCAGCACAAGTAGACGAACTTAAAGCCGAAGTAGCGGCACTTAAAGGAGCATAATATGCCTTACATCGGAAAAGAACCCGTAGCCGGTAATTTTGTACTTCTAGATTCTATTACAACATCAGCTACCGCAACATATGCCTTGACTAAAGATAGTGTTGCGTATTCTCCAGAGTCTGCAAGGAACATGATTGTTTCGTTAAACGGTGTGACTCAAGCACCTGAAGCAGCCTTTACAGTCTCTGGTAGCAACATTACCTTTAGTTCAGCACTAACGTCTTCTGATGTTATTGATTACATTCTGGTTCTTGGAGATGTTCTGAGTGTTGGTACACCCTCTGACGGGACTGTAGGAACTTCTCAGATGAGTTATCCGCTAGACAATTTTAGTTCTACGGGTATTGATGATAATGCGACTTCAACGGCTATTACGATTGATAGCTCAGAGAATGTTGGTATTGGCACTACGAGTCCTACGCACGATTTAACAGTGGGGTCAACAAGCGCATCAGATTATGTTATAGCTTTACGCGGAGGAGTTGGGGGTTTCTTTGGTTGGGACGATTCAGCTAACACAACTATTGTACAGG